TTTTTTCCGGAATAAGATTTGGATATGCTGAGTTTAGAATTTCTATCGTTAATCCACTATATTGTTTTTTGTCTTTCATTGCTATTAATAATTTAGCATCTTTTGGGTCAACAGATTCTAAAAGTCTAATAAAAATATTTTCTCTATAAACTTGCTTCATTGCGTCATGACCAGTTCCTTTAAAGAAATAAGGAATCTGTTTAGATTGCTTATAAAGAATACCTTCTGCTTCAGCATCTTCTGCTGGGTTATAAGATGGTTCACCTTCTGGCAATAAACTTTCCAATCCTGGATCATACATTGCTTTCAGAACGGTTTTTATCGCTTTTTGGTTATTTTTTTGTAAGAATTCGATTTTTTTCTTTTTATCCTTCATTGAGGAAGCAGTACGTAAAATTTCAGAAATACATGTAATAGCCATTTTTAAAAATCTCCAATTGAGTTCAAAAGGTTTTTTAGTTTATACTCGACAAAATATCCAAAGAGTTTACTTCTATCATTTAAGTTATTATCATTATATTTATGTAAAATCTCTTTTTGAATTTTTGCTGGAGTAAATGTAAGATCAATAAGCATCTCATTTCGTTTCCACCCATATTTAATATCATCATGGATTTCTTCTGAATTAAGATATAAGTCCTTTCTTTTTTTTGTCAAGACTTTTTGTCTTTTACTCATCACAAAACAGTCATCGGGCGATAATGCATTAGGAATACCGTCACTTCGATCTCCAATTAAAATATGCTCTTTCAAATAATTTTCTGGATTATTATGAATAATAAATTTTTTTAGAACAGGATTATATTGTTTTACATTAGCATATTTCTGAAGTTGAATAAAATCTTTATCACCTGAAAGAATAAGAATTGATTCACTTGAACTATTATTCAGTAAAGTACCATATTCATTACAGAGTGTTCCAATAATATCATCAGCTTCAGCTTTTTCGCTTAAAATAATTTTATAAGGAAAGTATGTTTCAAGTTCAGACCGAATAGTATTCATAATCTCAAAAAGACGTTGCCAATTGATTTCTGATTTATCTCTATCTTTTTTACGATTCGCTTTATAATATGGATAAACATCACGCCGCCAAGATCCTTTATTATCAAAGCAAAGCACAAGTTCACCATACTCTCTTACAAATTTTTGTCGGTATGAACGAAGAGAATTCAAAACCATATGTCTTACAAGGTCTTCTTCAAATACCATATTTGTATGATTTCCTATCTGTTTCATGATATTAGAAATCATAACCTGATTCATGTCTACAATTATCATTCTTTTACTTCCCATGCCCAATTAACAACAATAAAATCATCAACGCAATCATGAAAACTGAAAGTTTCGTTATAGTGATCTTTACCATATTTCTTAATCATCAGTTGTTCCCATTGAGGAAAATATTCTGTTCTAATATCATCTTCCGATACAGTTTTGATTTCATCATCAATAACTTCACCATCTTCCTGCATAGTTGGAACATTATAGGAGAAATACCTCACAGTTTAATCGCCTTCCGTTTACTCAATATAGCATTCCTTATTCATAATTTGTAAGTGAATCTAAAAGATCTTCCCATTGTCGAACTCGAATATCCCAACAATGGTAGTCATCAATAAAATATTTAGCATCTTCATTGGCAGAAAAACCATACTGCATTATATAATCAATTTCATATTTTAATTTTTCATAAAAGACTTGCATATGATCATTAAGATTTTCTGTCCATCGATACATTTGAGTAAAATTACTAGAAGTCTCCAATAATGCTCCATAGTCTGGATGAACACAGATGCAACCAGCACTCATAGCTTCCATAAGAGCAATACAACTCGTCTCTTGCCAAATAGATGGATATGCAAAAATATGAGCTTTTTTCAAAGCTTCTCTTACTACCTCGTTTGGTTGAAATCCATGATATGTACATTGAGGATGCGCTTTGATATTTTCAAAAAGCTGCTTATATGGCTCATCTCTTTGCTTCCATCCATAAATTTCAAATGAGCTATAAACATCAAGATGAATATTAGGAAATTCCTTAGCTAAATGTTCAAACACTGGAAATAGTAATTCCAATCCACGATGTGGAGTTGTATGGTAAATTAAATTGATTTGCTCTTTAATATTATTAGGTTTTGCATGATCCTCGATAGGATCAATAGCATTTTTTAAAATACTTGTGTTCTTAAATGGAACTTTTAGAAAATTATTATATTGTTGAAATTGCCAATGAGAAACAAATACAATATGATCGTATCGACTTCTTCCAGATTCATTTTGCAAATGCAAAATTTCAGGATCACCGGCAAGATCATGGCATACAAGAATTTTTTTTAAGTCTGATTTAAGTTCACGTGGTCTTGAATGAATAATTTGAACACCATCCATTAAGTCCTTGTTTATTCTAGATGCCAATTGTCTAGCAATCATCTCTGTTCCACCAGATGAATCTTTATTTAACTCATTGAATTGTAATTTACCGTTAATGATATCAACCATAGTATTTTTCTTTCAGAAAATGGGATAATTCTTGAAGTTTGAAAAAAGTTTTATCTTCATATACAATATGAAATGGCACATTTGGTGTTTCATAAATAATTAGAAATTTTTCTTGATCATACTGCTTTACAATTTTTTTTGCTTCTTGAGCTTTTGCCTCATCACTATCTAATTGTGCATGAATAACAAATGTCATTGACCAAGTAACTCCTTGAGTTTATTTTTTTCTTTTCGTGGAAATGCCCAATCACGATAAGTTTCGCCATGAGCAACTCCTAAACTATCTCGAATAATTTTTGGTGCAAACTGGCCGTGACCTTTCTGCCATGCTTTCATCGCGCGATTGAAGCGCGATAGAAAATCACTATTATCTCTTCTCATTTGTTTAAGGATCTGCTTATTTTTTCCAACCAGGCCTTTAGAAACATAACCCTTGCGCTTGGACGTTTTGCCTTTTGCCATAGTACTTTATTCTCCTTTAGCACTTGAACATAATATTTATTTTAATATAAATTTTTTGCTATGTAAACCCCATTTAAAAAATTATTCATTTTGGGGTTTACAACTTCTCAGAATGTGTTATAATAGCTATTAAGCTTTACAAGGTATTGAATTCAATAATTGTTTAGTATATATTTTGCGCTGTGATAAAAAATTCAATCCATCTGTATTTCTATATATGTCTTTGTAATAAACTTCAAGAATGCCAGCTTGATAAATGCTCTTTGCACATTCAAAACATGGAGAAAGAGAAGTATATATTATTGCTTTATCAGATGAATTGCCAGTTTTTGCTAATTTCATAAGAGCATTCATTTCAGCATGTAATACTTCAGATTTAGTAATAAGTTTTCCATTTTCTTCGTATTCACATTCATTATTCATTCCAGATGGCATACCATTCCACCCCATTGAAATAATGTTATCGCCCTTAACAATAACACATCCCACTTGGTTTCTTTTTGAATATGATTGTTGGGCAATCCTTTCAGCAATATCCATATATAACATATGCGTTTTGTATTGTTTATTTGTCATCATTTTAAAATAATCTCATCTATGCATCCTTAATCGCAAAATGCTTCACATTTGCAACCTTGAAACTACGCCAGTTATTAGCATTAATATCCCAAACAGAAATATAATCTTCTCGAGCAAGCGACTTGCTCTTCGAGTCACCTGTTTGCTCTGGAAGAAAATCTGCTAAAAGCGTACAAACCATGTCACGCATTTCGCCATTAACTTTCTCAAAGACAACACGGCAAATATTCCTCTTTAGAAGATTGCTATAAATCTCTCTATTGCCTTCTGGTTTCGTAAGAACTGTTTCTCTATTCTCGGTATCTCGGTCGAGTAGAATTTCCATAGTGGTCATATCAAGCATATTAAATTTCTCCAAGTAGTTGTGAAAATTATAAAGGTTATGGACTATTTGTTCAGCTTTTCTTGTAAAAGATGTGTTGCCCGATTTGTTTAACTTTGACTAACGATTTTCTCCACACTGGTTTTACATAAGTTGCATGATACCATAGAGAACCATCTGTGATATCTTTGATCTTATGAGTTAAGTATACCTGCAAAGCAACACGTTTAGCACTCACGAAGGCTTTTTTATTTGTAAATTTTTCCGGTTTTCCATCACAGAAATAGGAGAATTGACAAATACTTCTTCTTTTCTGCCTAACAACCTTACATATCGTGTTTGGATATTTTTTTGATTGTACGCGATTGAGAATCACATTGGCAACAGCTATTTGCCCTTCTAGGGGCTCTGATCTCGCCTCAAAATAAACAGCTTCTGTGAGACACTGTAGCTGCTGCTCAATGTGAGGAGAGGTTAAGTGATTATTAAGGACTGCTGACATCAACAGCCCCATAACAGCACTTTCTAGCATTGTCAGTTTTCCCGCTGACGGTGTTTAATCTTGCGGGTGTATTTTCCACCCTTCTTGTTTTTAACTACTCGCTGTCTGAAAGGAGAATCCTTCACAAACAGCGACTTGTGTATAGGAGATCTCATCTTCCCTTTCCTTTTAGACGTATTTACCTATTTCCCACATGTCGATGTTGTTTGGAGTTTCTGGCATAACGAGAAGAGCTTGAATCGTCAGATCCATCATCTCTTCAATATCCTCATCACAGTTTGTGTGACAGATCTCACTACTCATATGCTCTTCGAGCAGATCTTTGATGTGATTTGGAAATTTCACATATGTCATCAGCAAACGAGCAGGGCCTTCCCACATATTCCCGAATCCATTATTGTAATAATCATAATAGATTCGACTAGCTGCGCGAAACAACTCACCCTTGAATGTTTCAGCTGGTCCTGAACTAGGAACGAGATTCTCTAGCTTTTCTAGATTAGCCTGATAACGGCCGTTTTCATTCCAATATGTTTCAGTTGTCATAAGAGTCCTCCTCGAATTTAACCATAAATCACTCTTCATCCGTTTCCCAATAACGACAGTAAAAATGTTTACCACAAGCCTCAATCTCGCGAGCTGGATATCCCTGCTCAACAAGCCACGCTTTCACGTCTGTCACATAGTCGGGGAGGAATTTGGGAAAACCATACTTCCACCCACTCGGGGGATCAATCACCGTTTTTTTGGTCATCACGCCACTTCCTGTAGTCCTCCACGTTCATGTTCCAACTGAGAACCCTTCTGAGAGCTTTCAGCTGCTTCTTAATTAGAGTGATATCTTTCTTTTTTTCGGATACAAAAACTCCAAATTCAATCTCACCATTTCGCCTTCCATAAAGACTTTGTTTAAGACCAATATATTGTTTTTTGAGCTCATCAACTACAATAGCATCAACTTGCTCATACTCAAGATCAATAGTAACTTTCATTATTCATCTCCTCATTTTTGAGATTTGTTCTGCATCTTCTTTTGAAAATACAGGCACCATATTGGATTTATGAAGGGTAGCAATACCCAACAACTTCCGCTTTCCTGAATATGTGTTAGGTTTCTGCTTTGAAGATGTTTCGTTGTAGAATTGGTCCGAGTGGCAAGATTCGAACTTGCGATTTCCAGCTCCCAAGGCCGGCGGATTACCAGACTTTCCCACACTCGGGCGCGGTTTTGATTTTTTCCTATCCGGATCAAAGCCATGTTTTTTGAGAAACTTTTTATGAGCAGCATCTGCTGCAAGCTGTTTATTAGACCTCTTTTGTTTACGTTTTTTGGTTGTATTTGTGCAGGTCGTCCAATACGCAGGCAGCAGATGCATACTCATATTTATCAAACTTTCCTTTCACCTTATTTTAAGCCTTTACTGCTATGTACACCAAGCAAATAGCCAATAGCAACTGGGCACATAAAAGCCATTTCATTTGGGATTCCTTCATTCCTCATTAATCCTTTATATAATATAATACCTCTTAGGGTGCTTGTAAACCCTCTATGCGAAAAAAAATGATTTTTTAGAAACTTTTTTCATAAGTGATTGATTTACTTTGATTTTGATGTTCACCTAAGCCATTGATTTTGTGCAAGCACCCTCTCTCGTGCACAGATTTGCCAAAGGTGTATGATTATAGGCCATGGTGCACGTCAGAGGGAGTCTGAAAAAAATAAAGTGCCAAAACAATCGCTTGTGAAAAAAGTTTCCAAAAAAATGATTTTTTTCAAAAAAATTTTACATAGGGGGTTTACAAACCAGGCTCGAGGTATTATATTATATATATCAACCAAGGGAAATGGACACAACAATTAAACATTGTCTAAAATTAGACACCAGAGTTCCTTCACCGTGTGATATGTGGGAGTATGGATCGTGAAGTGGCTTTTAGTAGCATCAATGTTAGCATCACCTATGGAATATCCTACCGCTGAGATATGTGATGAGGCTGCTCGTAGGCTAAATCAGGGAGGGTTTGGTCCTGCGGCATGTATACCCAAGGGCGTCGATGAAGGTGAAGAAGCCATGCGTCGCATGGCTGATGTCCTTAAAGCCGTCAGTGAGGCTCTGGAAAAATAGT